GAAATGAAGACCCTCTTTGACCGCGAGGAAGAACCGCTCTCAGCAGCGTTCAACGATGAGCCGGAGCCGGAGAACACCGACGCCGGAGACGATGACGACGAGTTCAGCGTCTATCTATCGTTTCCGAGCCGGAGGGCCGCCGAGGAATGGCTCGAGGAAGAAGGTCTCGGCCGCAGCTTCCCAAAGGGCGGGCGCAACATGGTAATTCACATGGAGGGAACCAGCTATGAAGATACAAGAGATTGATTTCACACGGCTCATTCCCGCCGACTACAACCCCCGCGTCGAGCTCACACCCGAAATGCCGGAGTTCGAGCGGCTCAAGAACAGCATAGAGACCTTTGGGAACGTCGAACCAATCGTCTGGAACGAGCGCACCGGCCACATCGTAGGCGGCCATCAGCGACTTTCCGTACTCAAGAGCCTCGGGCACACCCGCGCAGAGGTAAGCGTCGTAGACCTTGACGAGAAGGAAGAAAAGCTCCTTAACGTCGCGCTGAACAAAATCAAGGGCCAATGGGACTACTCCCGTCTGGAACAGATTTTAGCGGAGTACGAGCTCGAGGAGGCGAAACTCTCCGGCTTCACCGGGCAGGAAATCGCCCTCATCCTCGCAAAGAACGACGACCTCGAAGACCCGGCAGCATGGGGCGACGACTACGACGAGGAGGAAGAAGACGACCCAGACTTCCTCGGGGCCTCGTGGGTAATCACGCTTACGTTCAGCAGCAGGCGCGACGCACAGCAATGGATGGACGACAACGGGCACGACGCGACCGCAAAGGCCGGAAAGAAAACGACCGTCATCCGCATGGAATAGGAGGCGGCCATGTTTTATATCATCATAGGCCAGAGCGGCAGCGGCAAGACCACATTCACCCGCGAGAAGTTCCTCGCCACAGAGCCCCTCGAGGTTTACGAGGACGTCATACCACTCACCCGCAGCGGCGACATCATCGCCCTCGGGAAGTATGGCATCGGAAAGCGCACCGAGGGCACCGACACCCTGCCATACAACGCCGCGCCAAAGATACGGCAGCAGCTTAAACGCCTCAAGGGCCGGAACGTCGTCCTCGAAGGCGACCGCATAAACAACCCGGATATGATGCGATACATCGAGAGCCTCGGCGAGCCTGCAAAGATGTACCTCGTCACTTGTAGTCTCAAGACGTCGATGAAACGCCTCCGAGCAGCAGGCTCCACCATCACCCCGGCATTTGTGAAGGCGACCAAGAGCAAGGCCCGCAACACCTTTTTCGAGTTCGGCGAGAGGTTCGACGGGGAAATTATCAACACAGAGGGAGGTGAGACCCGTGGATGACAAACTCAAGCAGAATTACACAAGCCCGCGATGGAGCATGGAGATTACGGATTGCTCGATGCCGATGAGCTTCGACACATACAGCCGATGCAGATACATGGAGCTTTTCGCCCGGCACACGCATAATTGGCACGTCAAGGTCAGCATCATCACCGCAGACCCGGAGAAGGCCCGGCGCATCGAAAAGGGCGTCCCTTCACCGCAAGAGCGGCTCGCAGCCATCAAGAGGCTCGCAGACATCGGCGTCCACGTCACCCTGCGCCTACGGCCATACATCATCGGATGCAGCGACGACTACCCCACGCTCATCAAAGCTGCAGCAGAGGCGGGCGCGGATAGCGTCACGACCGAGTTCTTCTGCATGGAAAGCAGAGCCGACGACAGGCTCAAGGCCAGATACGCAGCCATGAGCGAGGTTCTCGGATACGACATCCACAAGTTCTACATGGAGAACAGCAAGCAGGCAGGATACAAGCGGCTCAACCGGGCCGTCAAGGCACCCATCATACACCGCATGAGGGAGCTCGCGCACAGCCTCGGCCTCCGCTTCCACGTCTCGGACGCCTTTTGCCGGGAATGCAACGATGCCTGCAACTGCTGTGGAGTGCCGCCGGAATGGGGAGTAAGCCAAACCGGCAACATCGGGAACGCCATCATCATCGCCAGAGAGAAAGGCCGCGTCACGTTCTCCGACATTATGGAGGGTATCGACAGGTATTTCGGATTTCCGTGGGTAGGAGCCTGCGGATACAACACCGGCAGCAACCGAGCGCGGGCACTCCTATACGACACCACAATGGCCCAATGGCTTCGGGCAAATTGGAACGACACCAAGCGAGGAACCAGCCCGGCCAAAGCCTACGGCGGCGTCCTCGTCCCGGACGGAAAGGATGAGAACGGCGACGTGATTTACAGATACGCAGTAAAGAAATAAGGAGGGAGGGAAATGCCGAAGAAACGCCAAGAGCCCGATACCGTCCTTCCGTGGGAGCGGCAAAAAGGCGAAAGCTCGCAGGCGTTCGAGGCGTTTTCCATCTACCGCGACTTGGGCGCAAAGCGCAGCATCCGCGCCGTGGCTCAACAGTTGGACAAGAGTAGGCAGCTTCTCGGACGTTGGAGCGCGACATGGGAATGGGTCGAGCGGGCCCGCGCCTACGATAACGACCTCGAGCGGCAAGAGCGTGAGGAGGCCGTCAAAGACCTCAAGGAAGCGCGGAAAAGACAGAGGCGCACCGGCTACTTCATGCAGAAAAAGGCAGCCGAGGCACTCGACAAGCTCGACATCGCAGAACTTGACGCGAACGCCATCGTCCGGCTTATAGTAGAGGGAGCTAAGCTCGAGCGCGGCAACCTACTCGAGGAAGCGGGCCTCTTGCAGCCGACCGGCGCACCGGCCAGAGGCGGCCAGCAGGCCGGAGGCGATACGCTGGATTGGTCGAAAATATCTGAGGCAGACCTCCGCAAGCTCGCCAGCATGGACGGAGGTGAAGACGATGACGATTGACCCCCGCGAACGCCTATACACCAAAGCGCAGCTACGAGAAATCGCCAGAGGCGCGAGGATGGAGCTCGCCCGCCGGAGCCTTATAGACTTTACGAAATACACGAACCCGCTATACACCGAGAATTGGCACCACAAGAGCTACGCAGCCAAGCTCGACGACTTCGCTTCCGGGAAGATTAAAAAGCTCATGGTATTTATGCCGCCGCAGCATGGAAAGAGCGAGCTATGCAGCCGCAGGCTCCCGGCCAAGATGCTCGGCGACAATCCAGACCTACGAACCGGCCTCGTCTCCTATAACCACGACTTCGCATCGAAGTTCAACAGGGACGTCCAGCGCATTATAGACAGCAGAGAGTACGCAGCCATTTACCCGGAGACCCGCCTCAACACGGCGAACATCCGAGCAGCCGTCGGCGCATGGCTTCGAAACTCCGACGAGTTTGAAATCGTGGAGCGGCAAGGCGGCCTCGTCACCGTCGGCATCGGCGGCGGCCTTACGGGCCGAGCCCTCGATGTGCTTATTATAGACGACCCCTACAAAGACCCGAAAGACGCATGGAGCCCTACGGTGCGCCGCAGCATCCAAGATTGGTACGACACCGTAGCCACGACCCGCCTGCACAATGACAGCAGGCAGCTCATAACGCTCACGCGCTGGCACCAAGACGACCTCGCCGGGACGATACTCCGCAGGGAGCCCGGAGAATGGGAAGTCGTTAAGTTCCAAGCCATCAAGGAAGGCGACCCGACGGACATCGACCCCCGGCAGGAAGGCGCGGCCCTTTGGCCGGAGCGGCACAGCCTTACCCGCCTCCTTACGGCCAAACAGAGCAACCCGCACGTCTTTCGTAGCCTTTACCAGCAAGACCCGCGACCCGCAGAGGGCCTCTTGTTCCCCGCAGAGAGCCTCCTCTACTTCAACATGGAGGATATTCGGGACAAGACGCCGGACGGCGTTATTGCCGTCGCAGACGTCGCAGATACGGGCAGCGACTATTACTGCATGATTGTCGCTTACCTTTTCGGCCTCGACATCTACATCGTAGACGTCATATACACACAAGACCAAGCCGAGGTCACAGAGCCTTTGACGCTCGGGGCCCTCGAAAATTGGAGAGTACAGCGGTTCCGCATCGAAAGCAACGCAGGCGGCAGGCTTTATGCCAAGAGCATCCGAGAGAAAGCCAAAGGCTACACCGCCATCGAGGCCGTACCATCTTCCGCGAATAAAGAGACGCGCATCCTAACGGCCAGCGGCCAAGTGAAGCAGCGCATCCATTTCCGGCAGGATTATCCACACGGTAGCGACTACGAACGGTTCTACGACCACTTCACCGGCTACACCATCCGGGGCCCGAATGAGCACGACGACGCCCCGGACGCCGTTACAATGCTCATTCAGACAGCAGCAGACAATCAGAGGACATGGAGCCTCGACACAGACTAAAGGAGG